CCGGTCGACGACGATCGCCGACGTGTCGACGCGACGGACGACGACATGGCCGCCGACGTCTCCCGATTGCTGGATGTTGGCGTCGTCTTGTTTCGTGTCGAAGGACTGGGTCGTCTTGTTGCGGGTCTTCCAGGTGATGTCGAGCGTCCCGACCGCGCGGGTCCAGCCGTCGAGGTCGTGGAAGCGGAAGCCGTTGACGAACGGGTCGCCCGGCGGGATCGGGTTGTTGACGCGGACCCCGACCGTCGTCGCGAGCGTCGCGGCCGAGCCGATGGCGAGCGTGTTCCGGATCGTCTGGGTGAGGATCTTGACGGCGACGAGGGTGACGAAGCTCGAGAGCGGGCCCTGGCGCTGGAGGAGCCCGACGCCGAAGCCGACGAAGAAGAGGGCCGCGTTGTCGTTGTGATCGGCCGGGACCGTGTCGAAGAGGCCGAAGTGGCACGTCTGGAGCGTGAAGACGCCGCCGCCGGCGTCGATGACGCTCTCGAAGAAGATGAGCTCCTCGTCGATGAGGACGACGTTCGCCGGGTTGTTCGTGTCGATCGTGGTCGAGGCCGCGGCGGTGAGCTCGGCGAGCGTGACGTCGTTGATCCCGTCGATCGAGATGTCCTGGATGTAGGGCGTGACGTCGCCCTTGTCCCTGGAGATCGCCGCGGTGATGAGCGCGGAGGGCGTGAAGTCCTTCTCGGTCGAGGAGAGGGAGAAGTTCGAGCCGCCGGAGAGGTCGGCGAACACGTCGAAGGAGATGTGGAGCCCGCCGTCGCGCGAACAGATCACGCCCAGGTGGCGCTCGTTGTCGAGCGAGAGCTGGAAGGGGACCTCCCAGAGTCGCTCGCGGAGCGACGGCTGGGCGTTCGACGCGACGGGTTGCCAGCCGGTGTCGGTCGGGTCGGAGAAGGAGCCGGCGTTGAACGAGAAGACGTCCTGGGCGGCGTCGATCGTCATCTCGTTCTCGAGGATCTTCCCGCGGTCGACGTTCGTCACGCGGATCGGGAGGCGGGTGATCCCGAAGCGGGCCCAGGAGAACTCGAGGACGTCGCCCGGCTCGACGGCGAACTGGGAGCGGTCGGTCACGAGCTTCATCGTGACGATCGGCGTCGAGAGCGCGCGGAGCTCACGCCAGGCGATCGCGTTCGCGAGCGTCGGGTTCTTCACGCCAGGCGAGCGGACCTTCGCCGCGTTGATCGCCTTGACGATGTCCTGGTTCCCCATGTCTTGAGCGAGCGCGAAGCTCGTCGTGTAGTTCTTCCGCCGGTCGGTGAACTCGACCTGGATCTGGTTCTGGGTCTCCGCCCAGGCCGGGCGCTGGTATCGCGTGACCGACTTGACGTTCGTCTCGTCCAGGAGGGGAAGGGTCCCGGGCGTGTAGTCGAAGCGGACGAGCGTGAAGGTGAAGAGGCCGGTGATCGCGTCGAGCGTGAGGATCCCGTCGACTTGTTGCTCGATGAGCTTGATGAGCTCGAGGACGTCTTGTTGGCGGTCCCAGACCCAGGCGAAGCCGTGGCCCTCGGTCGCGAGCGTCGCCGCCGCGATCCGGAAGTTCGGGATGTCGACGGCGCCGGAGTCTCGCGCCAGGCCCCATTCGGTGTTAGTGATCGCCTCGAAGACGACGTTCATCGGGTTCGCGCCGAGGTCGATGATCTCGTCGCCTGGCTGGACGCTCGCGAGGTCCAGGCCGTCGGGGATCCGCTCGACCTCGAAGGAGAAGTTCCGGAGCTGGGGCCCGAGTCCGATCTCGCCGCGCTCCCATGTGACGTAGCACGTCCCGCGGTAGGCCGGCGTCGGGATCTGGAAGGGCGCGAGGTAGGTCGAGATGGACTGGGTCTCGGTCCCTGGGAAGATCCGCCCGCCGCCGACGAGACCGCCGCCGCCGCCGGCTTCCTCGCCGCCGTAGAAGTTCGGCTCGTCGATGAAGTAGACCGCGCCGGCGTCGACCGGGACCAGGTTCGCGTCGGCGCTGGGCGCCTCTTCGCCCCAGGCGAAGCTCTCGTCGTTGCGGATGTTGACCAGGAGGTCGACCGGGCCGCGGCATAGGGCGAGCTGGAGCCCGATCGAATAGCGGAAGCCGGTCGTCACGACGTCGCTCGAGAAGAGCCCCGTCTTGACCTTCTCCGTGATCGGGTCGGCCTGGAGGTCGCCATACCAGACGACGTTCGGCCCGGCGAGCTTCACGCGGCCCCAGATAAGCGGGACGGCCCGGCCCTCGGTCGCGGTCGGGACATTGAAGTCGCCCAGGCCGGCCGGCTTCGCGTCCTCGATGTTCGGCTTCGGACGGAGGAGCTCCGTGATGAGGAACGTGATGACGTTGATGAGGAGGAGGACCCAGAAGGGCATCGGATCAGGTCCCGCCGCGGAGGGTCGTGTTGAAGGGGTTCTTCCTGGGGACGAACGGGAAGCCGCCGTAGTCGAGGACCGCGTCGAACTTCACGTCGCACGTCGTCAAGTCGTGAGCGCAACCGGCGAAGAGGTCGATGTCCTGGCCCTGGACGTTCGCGGCGAACGGGAGGAGGAGGGTCATGACGTCGCCGGACTGGGCGAGGATCATCCGCGCATCGTCCAGGGAGCCGGCCGGGAACCTCGAGAAGCCGCCGACGAAGTTGTCCGCCGGACCTACGCCGCCGGCGCCGTTGACCGTGATGTCGTTCCCGTCGACCACCGAGACGAGGCCGGTGAACTTGAAGAGCGAGATGTCGACCTTGCAGCGTTCGTCGTAGAGGATGTGGTTACAGAGCCCGAGGTAGGTGAAGCGCGGCGCCGTCCGGTTGAAGATCTTCGTGTTCGGGTTGCAGAGAATCTTCGCCTCGAGCTCGCCATCGAGGGCGACGTTCGCGACGAAGCCGTCGAAGAGGACGATCGCCTCCTCGGCCGCGTCGGTCGCGTGAGCTCGGAGGATCCGAACCGAGCCGACCTGGCCGGGGACGTTGCGGATGAACTTCTGGGGGACCGGGTTGTCGAGCGGGAGCGTGATCGTGACCTGGCCGGCGGAGTCCTCGACCGCGGCCTCGGTGTTCGTCCTGGAGATGACCTCGGACGTGTAGGCGAAGCCCTGCCAGGTGATGTCGCGCTGGAACGACGTGAAGCGGAAGGTCTCCAGGCCGAAGACGAACGTGTAGAGCTCGAGAACTTGTCCGGACTCTCGGCTGGTCTCCAGGGCGGCGAAGGTCATGACGGGACTCCGGTGAGGTTGAAGTCGATCCTACTGTCTCCGGGGCGCCTATGCGAGAAGGTCGGCGCGTCGTTCGAGATCCTCGAGAGCGTGAGGAACTCGATCCGGTCGATGTCGACGAGCGGGAGCGCCGGCGTGATGCCTGGGGAGATCGTGAGGCGCTCGACGTCGTCGGAGACGACGCTCGAGCCGGTGATCGCGTGGCGCGAGCTCGTCCCGTCGAGGCGGATGACCTGGAGGTCCGAGCGCGGCGTGATCTCCTGGACGAACTGGGTGAAGCCGAAGTTCTCGAAGTCGATCTGGGTCGACGTGTCGGCGAGGTCGGCGACCGCCTTGATGTCGTCCCGGCCGGTCCCGACGTAGAAGGCGAGCTGGCTCCCGCGGAGGAAGTGGAGGAGCTGGCGGAACTCCCAGGTCTCCTCGAAGCTCTTCGCCTCGAAGCCGTAGTTGAACGACGGCTTCCCCTTCGTCCACGAGGAGATCTGGAGCGGCGGGCCGGTCTGGGGATCGAGGCGCGTGACCTTCCGGCGGATCCCCTCCTTCACGGTCGAGCCCTTCATGAAGTTCAAGCGGTCGATGAAGGGCTTCGCGACCGACTGGCCGACGCCGAGGTAGGTCGGGAACGCCGCCGCGCTCGCGAGGTCGATGTTGTCGAGCGTCGTGAACTCGATCTGGAAGTCCGTCGGGCCGATGGCGAAGCGCGACTGGGAGAGCTGGGGCCGTGTGAGCGCCGTCCGGACCGGGATGACGATCGTCTGGAGCGCGTCGAAGGCCTTCCCGACCCCGACCTGGAGCTCGATGTCGTTCGGGTTGACCGTGAGGATCTCGAGGGTCTCGGTCCGGAAGTTGTTGTCGTAGATCATGACCAGGCCGCCGGCGCGGAAGTCGGCGAAGGCGGTGTCGACGATGACGGTCGTGTTCCCGATCGCGAGCGGAGCGCCGAGCGGCTTCGACTCGTGCCAGACCGGGATCCCGAACACGCGGCTCTGCCAGTCGAAGAGGACCGCGTTGATCGAGTCGCGGGTCCGATCGTCGTCGGTCCGGATCGTGAACTTGAAGAC